CGGCAAGACCGTCTACGCCAGAGGTTGGTGCGCATCTCATTATAACCGATGGAGAAATCACGGCGACCCCTTGAAGGGCATCGTTGGAACCCCAAAGGGGGAAGTTCTTAGATTTATCAATGAGAAGGCCATCCCGTATGAAGGGGATGAGTGTCTCATTTGGCCATATGCCACTACGGTTGCTGGTTATGGCCTTTTAACAATCAACCGTGTCCACAGCCTTGCCCATCGCTTCATATGCGAAAAAGTGAATGGGCCTCCCCCATCCCCTAATCATGATGCCGCGCATTCCTGCGGCAGAGGCGACTTAGGCTGCGTCACGAAGGGTCACCTCTCTTGGAAAACTCGTGCGGACAATATGGCCGACAAACTTATTCATGGGACACATTTTCGCGGCGCGAGACATCCACGCGCTAAATTGACCGATGACAGGGTACGAGAAATAAGATCCTTGCGAGGGAAAGTCATGCAGTCGACTCTCGCCGACCGGTACGGCGTTAGTCTTTCTTTGATCAGCCAAGTCCAGACAGGCAGATGCTGGAGTTGGCTCGACTGAATTGTTATCGCTTGCCATCGGGGGCTGTTCGAAGACGTAGCCCCCCCATTCTCCACCACCCTCCGAGTCCAGCTCCCTCAACCCGCATACTTACCTCTCTGGCTCGGATGCGTGGATTGCGAAAATCGGTGGAACTGCTCACAGGATACGGTCCTTTGCTTTTTTCTGGGGCGCCCGGGTAGTCAGTGTAGTTAATGGTTATATTGATGGTAGCATTCTGGGGGGAAGCGTATTTGCCGTACCGGAAATCCGGCACAAGCCAATCCACAAACATCAAGTTCTCTCCCTCCGCTATTTGGGAATACCCGGTCACGAAGTATTCTCCCATCGCCACGCCGTCAGCATCATTTGCGACTTCGTGTTGGTAGATCATGCCAGACGAGGTGCCCCCGATCGGCTGACCTAGGACTGATTTGTCAATCCATGCCGTGCGATCAAGCTTTCCGTAATCCCAACAGTTGAGGATGAAGTTGAAACGAACATACGAATCGACTTCCCCCTTTCCTCCCGACAGTGACGGGAAATACCAAGCGACTTCCCCAAACCCATTGTTCGAAGCCACATGGATCTTGTCGAGACTATCGGTATCGAGATCCTGAAAGATGAAATCCCAGACCGAGCATACGATCGGCTGAACGCCTGCCCCTGCGTACTGATAGAACTGGTTGTTCCCCATCCAGTAGACGGTGGAATTGATCACACATGCCGCGTGACGAGCAATCAGACCGCACTCCGAGGCCAGAGGCGTAAACCCGAACACCAGTGGCGGCTGGATGTACTGCATGGCCCATACGTCGATATCGGTCCAGATGAAGGCGAATTGCGGACCCTGAAGGCCTCCGACGATCCTTGAACCCGTGGGAATGCGATATCCCCCGGCTTGCGTGAGAGCCGAGACGGACCAGTTTGTGTAATCTCCCGAGTCCGACCAGTTGATCAGCAGCGGGTCTTGCACTCCATCGATGGAGGAAGCCCACGCCACAAGGATCTGCGTCGGGTCGGAAACGAATATGCCGCCGTTGATCGATGGAGCGCTGACAACCTTCGTCGCGACCGCACTCCCGGCATCGGGAGACCATGCATAGATCGGCCCGTCAGCGGGGCAGGCAAGAAGAACCTCTCCCCAGTTGTCCAGCGTCCAGTTCGTAGCCGCTATCGGCGTTCCGGGGGCGGCCGGAGGTGTGACGCCCGTTCCATACCCACCGCTTCCGTATGTGCCAAGGCCATAGCCGGAAAAAACGCTGTTCGGAGGAACGCCGATGTAATAGACGATCCGGACATTGCCTCCGTTCATCGTTGCCGATGCGGTCGAAGAAGCGATATTCGTAGCATTGATGGTAAAATTGTTGGCGTCCGGTACGCTCTGGACGACATAGGTACCCGAGACCGTCAGGCCACCGACAGTAGTCGGAACCGCTGCATAGAAGCTTCCACCCCCCACGAAGCCGTGATTGTTCAGTTGGACATTGATGGATGGTGACGCCACCGATGTCGTGAAGACCGGAAGGGAGCCACCGTCCGTTACCGTGCTTGTCGCGTTCGATGCTGCCGTGATTTGATATTTTGTCGGGCCAAGAACCGATGTGATGGCATACGGCCCCTGAAGGATCAGGCCATCGATAGAAACGGGCGTCAGTATCTCGATAGAATCGTACGGAGATGCGGTGATATTCGCATCCGTAACCGTGACAAGCGGGCTTCCGTTGGCGGTCGTGAAATCCGGCGCGACATCACTGATGAATATTCTAGGCGTGATGTTCTGGAAATAGCCATCGGAGATGACATCAAGAGACTGCTCCGCACCTATCCCGAGATGCGAGTCAGCATTGATGCCTTCCCATGCATGCAGTTCACGAATAGGAGAGCCTATGGAGGCGGGATAGAACTTTACCCAGCCGCCAAGCTTTTCCACCAAGACCTTGTTACCGGCAGCCTTGAAGCGAATGAGCTGCGAGTCCTGAATAGTGAACGCATTTTGAGTGGGGGTCGCTTCGACATTGACGCCGGCAACCAGAGCAATCGTCTCAAGAGGCATTCATCACCCTCTGGGCGGCTGTGCGAGAGGTGTTGGCGAGAAGGAAGTCCACGAGTCCGACCAGGATTTCTTGCGCAGCTCTTCGACGTTCGCAGAGGCTTTCAGGGCGTTGTATTGGGTTTCCCAAGACATTCCCATTTGCGGGTCACTCGACTGTTGCCCGAAGTTTCTCATCCAGCCAGAGACGAAGATCATGGAAGCCGCGAGGAAAAGGTCATACAGGTATGTCGTCAGGAATGTCTCTGGGTTTGACGCCGACAGCGGAGTAGGACGGATCGTCCCGTAAGCCTCAAGCGTATAGGTGTTGTCGGGCGATGGTCCGAGCAATGCGTTCCATTGGTCCACCATTGCATAAAGCGCCGGGATGCCTGTCGAAGTCGGATCATTCCATAGCGCATAGAGGACTTCCTTCGAAACAGGAGTCAGCGGCGTACGCTTTGCCAATGCCGGGTCCGTTCCAACCGGAGTCAGAAGATTGATCCCCTGAATTGTCACGAAGGTATTCGACAGCGCCGCGTTCTGGTTCGAAGCCGTCAGTGTCGTGGTCGTGTCTCGAATGATCGTGGAGATCAGATCGAGTTCCCTGTATATGCGCATCTCCGCATAATTGATGATGGCCGGTATGATCGTCGGGAAATCCACGTCCGTGGGGTCCATCGCGATCATGTTCTCAAGCTGAGAAACGTATGTGGGATAATCGACCATATCAGTTTGTCACCAGCCTGCGACCATCGTTCGTGACGAGGTATTTGCCATCGTTCGTGATGATGAAGGTATTCTCGTCCACGTAGAAATATTCGGGACGAGGGTTCCGGATCGGGAGCGGGTCAGGCGGCAGAACGCGCGCTTTCAATTGCGGCTGCGGAACGTCCAGACACTGATGGCAAACGAGAAGCCTGAGATTTTGAAGCTTTACTCCAGACCATTCCCACTGCCAGGACAGATTGACGTTCTGCTTCCATATCCCGCAACGATCGCAGACCGCATATGCCTGTGGCCGGCTCGTGCTGGTTTTGGCACGTCCGTGATATCTCCATGCCACGGTATATCACCTCTGGAAATATGCGTTGGTGGTGGGGGCAACGTAGAGAGGAACGTCCTCGGTATCCTCTTCCTGTGCGTTCTGGAGCGCCATCTGGGCTCTTGCTTCAAGTCGTCCGACCTGTGCCGGCGCGTAGCTGTGCGCCAGCCTAGCGGCCAAACCCCATGCGAATGCACCAAACCATCGGTTCGGCAGATCCGCCGTCTCACCATTTGGGAGATTGGCATCAAAGATTTGCGTCACCCGGTAATAGCGCAGCAGATATGGCCCGTTGCCGTCAGGGACGAGCCACAGCGTGATAGAAGGTGAAAGCAGCCTGTCGAACCAGAAACTCGTAACGCGGCCCTGCATCTCTTTATTGGGCAATGAGGCATATTCTGTGCGGGATAGCGGCCAGATGATCGTGTCCGTTGGGTTTCCGCTACCATCGAACGTGCGCCAATAGGTATCCAGAACCGCAATCGTGGACGGATCGACGGAGTACTGAGCCTGTCCCTCGATCAATGGAACTTCGACAAGATCTACCTTCCAGAGGTTGGGCGTGTCGTTATTCCATTCGGCCAGCATGATATTCATCGCCATGCGGGCGTCCTGCAGATGCTCCTGCGTCAGAGCCGTCCTGCGAACACCGCAAAGGCCGAACGAATATTGGACAAATTCGCCGAGCGATGGATTGAAGGTTGTTGTTCCCGAAGAGGTCAATTGACCATCCCCGTAGCTTGAACAAGCTTGAAGGTGACGGAACCGCCAGAGATTGAGGCAATGTTGACGCGGACAAACTGGTACGGCGTTGTGAATGTGCCTTCTGTCGTGGCCGTGATTGCCGTGGAAGAAAACCACACCGGCGTTACTGACGGGTCATTCAAATTGTCATAGGTGTGGTCTACCGTCAGGCTGGTCGTGACGCCGCCGGGGACAACGACCGCGTATGAAGCGTTCATGATCGGGACGCGATAATCCAGACTGATCGGGTTTTGAGCCCCTGTCGTGGAATAGGTAACGGAAACCGGATTCATTGCTGCCCCCATGGGAAAGAGAAAAGCAAGGGCCGAAGCCCCTGCTCAGTGGTGGAAGGATTTGAGGGTTTCAGCGAGGCGTGCCCGCTTGGCGAGTTTCGGATTGTCCGAATGCTCAGCCTTGAGGAGCTTTCTCTCGGGGATTTTATCCCCCTGCTCCACACCTAATTCCTTGTGCAGGCTTCCGGGGTGTTTGATGGCCCCGGAAATCCATTTCTCACCGACTTCGCCGCCCTTGGCGTAGTCAGTCGCCTCCTTTATCGGAAGGACCGGTCGTCTTTGCGGCGGAAGAAAGCGGACTGGAGTCGGCGCCAACGCGGCCACCAGACTTGCGACCCGGACGGTCAAGGCGCATCTTCGACATCTTGCCGTCCACCTTGCCCATTTCCTTCTTCTTCTTGACGCGACCGCCGTCCTTGCGTTCGTCGGCTTCCTTCACGACATTGCTGTCTGCGCCGGCATAGACCTTCTTCGGGGAATCATCCTTCGGAACGACCCCGCCATCCTTGCGGCATTCTTTCATCTTACCCTTCATGGCGTATCTCCTGCCTGGGGCTGTTGAATGTATTGGACGGTAACAATGACCGTTCCAACCGTGGTCGCTCCGACCGGCGTAATGGTGATGAAGACACCGGCGTTCGCTCCGATGTTCGACATTGCCGTGAGCTGGGCTGCGGTATAGGTCGGGGCAGCGCGCCCCGCTGTCTTTGCATTGACGCCGCTGACGTATTGAGTGCCAGCAGCGGCAGTTCCTGCGGTGAGCGTTGCCGAGGTCGCAGAGTCGAAGGCAACCGTCACATCAGGCGTAAAGCTGATGATCTGGCTGCCCTGCGGCAGATAGACCGGAACGGTGACTGCATTGGTGCCGTTCTGGGTGATCGTGACGGTTTGCGCCATCTGAGCAAAGCCGAGGTCCGAGTAGCTACCCGAAGCCCCGGTCTGCAGAGTGGTGAAGGTCGCGACCGGCCCGGTAAAGCGGGTGGAGGTCATGATCCATGCCCCCCTTACGCAGTTGGGAATGAGCCCCAGAGGGCGCGAGGGTCGTTATACGAAAAACTGTAGCGTTCGTATCCCTTGACCAACAGGTTGTCCGTCGTGAAATCGACCTGCATATCCGTCTCGAAGGCAACGCGCTCAAGATAGAGCAGGCCCTTGATATTGGTGAGCAGGAACCACGCGAAGTTGCTCGTCAAGAATTCCGAGACGGTGTATCCGTCCACGAGACCGCCCGACGTGGACAGGATCGCGTTGACATCGTTATCTGCCGTGCCCGGACGAAGTTCCGTCTTGGTAAGGCGGATAGCGACGGGTTCCAGAGCGTTCGGAACCACGAGCTTGCGGGCACGAGCGAAGGTCTTCAGGCCGGCGTTATCAAGGAAGGTCACCGGAATGGTGGTCATCGCGTTGAGAAGCGATGCCTCGTTCAGGTCAACCTGCACGGACGGCGTGTTGGCGAAGGTGCCGCCATCGATCGGGTGGGATGTGGAGCAGAGCGCCACACCATCGCCACCGACTGCCGGGTTATAGGTCGTTGCCGTGTTGAAGACATTCCAGCCGTAGATTTCCTTGGTCTGTGCAAAGGACTGCACGAGGCCGAGGTTGGAAGGCTGGAACTGTGCCTTGTAGAGGTTGTCATCGATGGCTTTGCGCGTGATCGCATAACCAAGAGCAATTTCGTTGTGCTCCTGATTGTAGATGTAGCGTTCGCCAGACTGGTTATCGAAGGAGGTCTGACCACCTTCAGATTTTGCTTTTGCAAGGCCGAGGTAACGCATCGAAGCGGTGCGTTCCAGAGCCATGTTGGATTTACCGCGTTCGAACACGTTCGGCCAGCGGGCAGGGATTTGATCGTACTTGCCGACGACGCCACGCAGGCCAGGCAGGAGCAGATCGCGGATTGACGCGAGATTGACAGCCATGTTCTAGCCCTCCCTTACACGATGCCGGTCAGCGACTTGGTATCGACGTTGTTGAAGCCAACGCGAATCCAGTTGCCGTTCGAGGTTACGTCAGTGCCATTGGCACCCGGAGGATTGGTGATGATTGCCATGATGCGGAACGGCAGGGTCGCGGTCGTATTGATCGTTGCCTGGTTCGCATATGCACCGGAGATACCCGTCAGGGTGTTGCCGGTACCGATGGCGAAGTTGATATTCGCGCCAACGTCAGCCTGACCGACTGCCGTTCCGGCATTGCCGGATTGAACGATGAACTGCGCGTTCGGATCGTTGATGATGTAGCCGGTGACGGTGGTGTTCGCCAAAGCCGATCCGGAACCGGGCCAATAGGGCGACCAACGCTTGGAACCAGTCGAAGCAGACAGGTATTCGCAGCCGACAAAGATGCCGGCAATCTGCGTGGTACCAGCAACGGATTGGGCAATCGTGCCATCCGACTGCGTGGTTACGGGGTCACCAGCATAGATCGCACCAGCAGTCAGCGCGATGAAGCGGCCAGTCTGTTCATAGGTCGGAGCAGAGCCTGTGCCGCTAGCTTGGGAAAACCCGAAGGGAGCAAAGGTATTAGCCATTGCTATTCTCCATTCTAGGGGGAAGAGCGATCGCCACCATCGCGGCAGCTAGTCTCTGGGTGAGCCCAAGGCGTCGTGCTATGGGAAGATAGAAAAGCGTACGGAAGCGATCAGCCGTCGATCGGCATGGCTTCATAGGTCGTGCGCATGGAGTTCCGGAGATTGGGGGCTTCGCGTGGCAGCGTGCCAGCGGGGGCTTCCCCAATCTTCTGCTTCATGGTGTGAACGGGTTCGATGGCGCTTGCGTAGTCTTCCGAACGGGCTTCCTCTGTCAGCTCAACAGGGCGCTCCATCAGAATGAGACCATCGCGAACGATAGAGCCTGTGGTGCCGCTGGCGACAAGTTCAGGATGGCGTTCGGCCTGAACCGGCTCCCATCCCTGCTCTCGCATCTGCACATCGTAATACGGGTCAGAGGCGCCGTAGACCGTGGCGCGCTTCCACTCGTAGGACATGCCGGCCGGAATTTGCGACGGGTCGATATGAAACTTGTCGGCTACCTGGCCGCCCTTGCGCTTGCGTTCACGGATGGGTTCCATCCGAATGCCGGGACGAATGGCAGACTCCGTCATTCGCGGCCGACCGGGGCCACGCTTCTCTTCCTGTTCCATGGTGGGATTCCTCAGTGGGTTGTGTTGCCTTCACGCTGGATCGCGATTTTGTTCTTCGCGTATTCAGCGTCTGTCATGCCACATGCCGCAGCAATCTCTCTCTCAGCCGCCGTGAGGCGAACGACGTTGCGGTTGGGTGTTGCCGCCGGAGAACTGATATCGCGGCTTGGAGGGGCTGCTGGGGCCGATTGCGAGCGTACCGCAGGAGGATCAGTCCTGACTTCCTGTGTCTGCTCCTGCTTGCCGTAAAGCTGGTTCTCCACGAACTGGAAGTAGCCATCGCTCTCGGCATCATGACCGTTACCAATCGCCAGATAATGCGCCTGTTCGACCTTCTTGGCCTTCACCGGATCGCGGAACATATCACCATGCGCCCTGATCCATGCCGCTGACTTTGGGGTTGCCTGCGCTGCTATGCGTTCGACGGGATCAGCCATTGCCTTGGCGTCTTCGGCGCGGCGTTCTAGATGGGCCTTGCCTTCCTTGATGCGTTGAGCCTTGAAGGCGATTTCCGAAATCTTAGACTGAGCCTTAGCGGCGGCGCGATAATCGCCGGCTTCCATAGCGGCAGCGTATTCGTCTTCGGCGTCAGCTTTTTCATGCTCGGCATTCGCAATCGCATTTTCGATCGCCGTCATTTCGGCGCTGACTGTGGACTGACGAGCCTCAGCGGTTTCACGCGCATGTCGTTCAGCGTCGGAAGCACGGAGACGTTCAGCCTCTTCCCGCTTGGCGTTGGCTTCCTCAAGCTTTTTCTGAGCGCCTTCGAACTGGGCTTTCCAATCCTGTTCTCCGGCTTTTCCTTCTATCTCCACTTCACCAGACGCAGCTTTGTCGGCATCGTCATCGATGAGAAGTTCGAGGTCTTCGTTTTCCTTGGCATCTTCCATGGGATTCATCCTCAGTAGATATCGCCGGGATTGGCAACACGGCCCTTGATATGCACGTCTTCCAGCAGCCGGCAGTGGACGCCGTTGATATCGACCGAGTACCCGTCAGAGACGCGATACATCAGCCAATCTCCTTCGGAGACATCCTGCCCCTTAAAATCGTTGGTGCTGTCGTTGGCGAAGGCGAGAGGGCCTTTCTTGAGTACCATTCCGACCTTGCCCTGCCACTTGTCTTCGTCCTGCGTCTTCTCGGGGATGAAGATGTTGCCGATTTTCGATCCCCGCATATAAATTCCGACAAGGATCTGATTGTGGAAGATTTCCAGACCAGAGATATCCCCGATGGATTCCCTGATCTCTTCCGCCGTTGACTGCGGTTTGTTCTGAGACATGCACTCTCCTGCTAGGGGCGCCTATCGCCCATACTTCTTACGATTTCTTCCATTATCCCCAATGCCATGGTGAGCCCGGAGATTTCGCCGCTCTTGAAGCGATAGTCCGCATAGTCGCTGGCCGTGCCGCTCACGAGCACATCTGATCTGGCGTCAATCGTGTCGTTGATCTGCCTGCGCACTTCTTGAAGAAGGCGCACTTCGAATTGGCTGGCAGTCATTTTAGCCTCGCTTGCCTGCTTACGCCGCCCGTATCAGTGACCCCATGCGAGTAACGGCGCCTCTCCACGAGGTCGAGCAAAAGCCTTGTTCCAGTCGCGAGTTGGGCCGGTTGAGAGGAGTTCGCCGGGGTAGCTCTCTATTTCTTCTTGGCGTTGGCGCCGTACTCTTCGACCTTCTCAAGCCGGCCCTCACCACTGCCTGCGCCATTCTCCATCTTCGGATATACGCGACCGCCGTTCTTCCTCATCGGCACGCCGGCAGAGGGCGGCATAGGAGCGCCAGGAGAAGGCTGGGCTGGCATCGGAGGAGCCGGAGGTATTGCACCACCCGGAGGCATCATCGGCGCTTGTGGGCCTTTGGGGGAGGCGACGATCACATTCACGGTCGTAGCACCGCCCTTCTTGGACTTGCCGACATTGCCACCGGAAGCAAAGGCGCCGCGATCAAGGCGAGGCTTGGCCTTCTTGCCGTCCACCCTCGGACTATCGACACGACCGCCGCGCTTGTAGCCCTTGGCGTAATGGGCCGGTTCTTCCCCCTGCGTGCCATCGTCAGCAGGCATTGCATGGCCAACGCCCGCGTCATCTCCGAGGTCCGCCGTCGTGATCTTCATGCTGCGCATCTTGTCGCTGCGGGACTTGTCAGCCTCGCTCTTCATCGGGTTTGCCATGGTGGATTCCTTTACTGGGGGAGGATGCCCAAACTCTTGCCAACGGATTGAACTTCATCGAGCGACGTTTCATGCTTCGCTACATCGCCAACAACTCTGAGACCTTCGATGCGCTGGCGGCTTTGCAGTTCTTCTGCATCGTTCGCAGCATCCTGATTGGCGATGTCACGCTTTACCTGCAGCTCACCCATCTTGATTTGTGCCTGCGTCTGGGCTGTTTGCCCCTTGAGCGCTAGTTCCTGCTGATCGTTCTGGGCCTTGTTGTCTATGTCCTGCTTCTTGAGTTGAAGCTCTGCCATCTTCGCAAGGACCTCTGGCGGAGGCTGAGGAGCCTGTGGAGGCGCAAACAACTCATCCGGGTTATCATCCCCCATCATGGTGATGACGCGCTTCAGGATGGCATCGGAGTTGAGTTTGCCAGGATAGGCCTTGTCCAACTGGACGTAAGCCTGAGCCTTCATGAGCCGATGCATATGTGATGGTGTGTTCGGATCGGCTTGTGGAGCGAGAGAAGCATCCTCAAGAGCAGCAACGAATTGGCCCTCGTTCCAATTCATCGTTCCTTTGACGGAACGTATGAAGGATTCCGGATTTTCCCTGAAGCACTCCTTGAGTAGCTGGAATTCCTCTGCCTGCGCGGCATGGAGGCGCTTGTGAACCGCGCTCTCAATCTTGGTGGCCTGCTCGATCAACGCCAGCGTTGTGCCAACGGGCGCGTCCTGCTTCCCTTCACCGATGTTGATTTCGGCAGTTCCCCCTACCCTTTGCCCTGTCTCTGCTACCTGCGTGATGAACTGGGAAAAGGCAGGGCCGATATCCTTGTAGGGAAGCGGGATGATTGCCTTGCGGAGGTCATCGAAGCCATTGGAATCGAAACCGACACCGCCGCCGGGAGGTACACGGAATTCGTTGGTGTTCTGGCGACCGGCCAGCTTGGCGTAGATAAATCCGGGGAAGTTGGCGAACATGCCAGCGTCCAGCATTTCTCGCCATGCTGCCGTCAGAGCATTCGTGGTATTCCCGAGGATATGGACCAGACCGATATCATAGAATCCCAAGCCAGGGACATAGGAATATTTGACGAAGCAGATCTTGGCGAGCTTGTTATCGTCTTCCTCACGCCAGTTACGACGCACTTCCAATATCGTACGGCTGTCCTTGTCGATCACCACACGATACGGGAGAGCGAGACCGCTGAGCTTTCCTTTCTGCTTGTCCTCGAAGCCCTTGATATCCAGTTCGCAATAGCACTCGTAGATCGTATGCTCGCGATCGGCCTCGATGACGGAGACCTGTGTATCAATGCCCTGAGTATCGGCAATCTCCTGATCAACGGCATTGAGCATGGTAGGATTGGCAATACCGAGATCAATATCCCGGTATGCCCCAGCCAACTGCATACGCCGCAGCGTAGACGGCTTCATAGTGATTTCGTGCGTCACACGACGGGAGTTGCGCAGATCCGTGGAAGCATCTGAAACAATCAGGTCTTTGGCATCCACCGACTCCGATACAGGGCGCTGGCGGATCGGGCAGTTATAAACCTTCTTGAAGCCGCAGCCGGAGAAGCCGACGTAGAGCAGCATCCTGTCCGTGTCTGGATAATACTCCGTTGCCGTGGTGGTGAGGTAATAGTTCAGATCGCTTTCCAGCGCCTCAGCCAGTGCATCCTGTGAGCCATCGGCTTTGATCTTGTCATCAATCTTCACTGGCCCTGAGGCAGGCAGCAATTCGCCTCTGGCGTTAGCCTGGAAGCGAAGCACAGCCTCCAGCAACAGAGGATGGCGAACCGTCGATTGCCCTTCTACGGCCGTGGATGCGTCAACACCGCTCTTCGGGTTTTCCAGTTTCAATCCGAGAAGACGAATCCCCTGCGCTCTGATCTCCAGCCATTCCGTGCGAGACTGATCGTCCTGCCGGATACCAAGAAGCAGTTCCTCTGCAATGCGGGATAGTTCATCATGGCCGATGTACTCTGCCAGATTGGCATCATGCCTAGCCGATCCTGTCGGATCGCGCCCATTGTCTGGGCTGAAGTCCACGATCACCCCGCCGTCATCCATGTCGATGATAGCGGCACCGGTATCAGGATCGATCGCCACGCCATCCACAGGGCCATCTGTTTGCAGATGCACATCTACGTCGCCAAGAAGGGACGGTGTCTCTGGAGGAGCCTGTCGTAGCGCTGAAGGCACGAGCAATCCTGTCGGCATGGGGACTGCCGGCAAATCTTTTGGGGCTCTTGCCATTGATTACCTATGTCTATCCGCTACGAGTTGGCGCACGGCGTCTTCGGTCGATCCTTCAGCGACAAGCTGGAAGCCGACGAATGCTCCCCATCGTCCCGGAGATATCTCGCGAAACGTGAAGGAGCGGGAAAATGTGATGGGCATTAGATGTCTAGGACGCTCAGAGCTGCTTCAGCTTCTTTTCTGAAGAATTCCCAGAGCGGATGCATATCGTCTTCGTGCGGAGCGAACGTGAGATTTATCATGCCAGGTACAGGCTCAAGACCACGGAAAGCTTTGCGGTCAGGGTCATATCCGAGACGAACACAGATAGCGCGGGCAGCCTTCTCGATGTCGGAAGAAGTTTGCTTGTTCTCTGACAATCCGTCCACCTCTCCCATTACGGCAGCCCACAAGACCTTTTGAAGGACGACCCATTCAGCGTTAAAACTGGCGAGCTTGGAACGCGTCGTGCTGGCTTTCACCCAAGAATGAGACGATCCGTAGGTTTCACGAATCTTTGCTGCCCATTCCTCGCCTATTGGCTCATGCAAGAAAGCTTCCGATCCTTCCTTCGCAGAGGCGATGACGCTTTCAGAGATGGTCATTCGCGGTCCTCGGCTCCACTGCAGGCTTTGCTCCAGACGCGATATATCTCGGCAAATCATCTCGCACTCCTCTGAGCCAAAACAGAATGTCGTCCATCGTGGAGTCCACCGTGATCGGGCGAATACTAAAATGCGCATCAATCTGCTTGTTGGCTAGGTCGGCCATCTCTTGAGAAACAGTCATTGGCCCATATCCTTCCCATCATGGATGGAATGAGCAAGCGTCTTGATCCGCTCCCATCGTGCGAGAATGAACAACCGCATCTGCGCTGCAGTCACCTCCACTTCGAGATCCTTGCGCATCAGGCGAGCGAGCGTGTCTGCCGCATCGGGCTTGTAATCTTGCTTGTAGTTGTGAATGTTATCGCACATACGAATTCCTCGGTTAGACTGGATAGAGCGGCTTCGACACACCGCGATAGGCAACCTCTTCGGCCAACTCCTGAGCCATCTCGGACCCATGAACCAGATAGCCGATATCTCTCAAATGCCTCAGGCTCAGTACGCAGCTATCCACGAGGTCATCATGGGGAGCGCGAGGGAATGAGGCCATTTCCGTAATCACCATGTCCGCCCAATCCCGATCAGGGGCATAGATCATCTCGTCAGCGAATAGGTGCTGGACGGCATAGGCTCGACCAGTCTTGTCACCACGCGGTAGATTGACGAGCTGAACGCCGTATCCTTCGGCAGAGTGCAAGCGCCTTAGCTCCTGATCCACATTGCCGCCATTGGCCTTGTTTTCGATCAAGAGCTTGTCCACCTTGAACCGGCGGCATGTCAGAGACACGCGCTCCACAAGCTCATGGATGGGCAGACGAGCGCGCCAGGCATTCATTAGGATTGCCTTGGGCATCTCATGCTG